CAGCAGCAAGAATTACTACCTTGATTTTAAGCACCCCAGCTTTATCAAGGAGTTCAGCCCGACGACTACGACGACGGGGCGGCCAAAGTATTATTCGCTGTTCGACAACACGGCTTTTGAGCTGTCACCTGTCCCAAACAGCGGTTACACCGTCGAGCTTCATTACCTCTATAAACCGGCATCATTGACGGCTCAGGGGGACAGTGGCACAACGGTACTATCTACGGATCATCCCGATCCTTTGCTGTACGGCACGCTAGTGGAAGCAGCTCTCTTTCTCAAAGAAACTCCTGACGTAATTGCCACATTTGAAACTCGTTTTAAGGAAGGTTTAGAGCGTATGCGGAACTTGAGTTCCGGTCGCGAAACCCGAGACGAGTTCCGATATGACATGCTACGTACAGGAATCTCTTAGTGCCTATTGACCCAAGCCTTGAAGGGAAAAAGATTGCGATTATCGGTTTGGGTGCGTCCCAAATCGACTATGTAATCTCAGTAGAAAATTCAAAACAGTGGGACGAAGTTTGGTGCATCAACAGCGCCTTGTCCGTCTTTGAGTGCGACCGCGTTTTCATGATGGACCCGGCGAGTCGATACCTCGATACAGAGGATGCCGGCAACCAAACCGATGTCATGCGCCGGTTGCTGCCGACTTTTGACAAGCCGATTTACTCCTGCGAGATGGACGAGCGCGTTCCGGCGATTGTCGAATACCCGCTTGCTGAAGTCGTTGAAACCACCAGATGCGCCTATCTCAACACGACCGTGTCGTATTCCATTGCGTTTGGCCTGTTCAATAAAGTCAAACACATGGACTTGTTTGGCATGGACTTTTCTTACAAGCACAACCTGCATTTTGCTGAGGCCGGCCGAGCCTGCGTTGAGTTCTGGATTTGCAAATGCATCGAAGCCGGGATTGGCATAGGCACCAGCCCCCGATCCTCGCTGCTGGACAGCAATGTCGAGATTGACGAGCGTTTGTACGGGTATCATCGGCTGGACGACCCGGTGGTAGCGATGCCTGACCCGGCTGGGCAGTGGGTGGTTTGCCACAAGTCGAGGCTTGCCGACATGGTCGAAAAACACAACCTTCAAACCGTTGATTTGCCGTCTGCGCCAGAGCCCTACAAAGGATGAGCGACGCGAGCTTTAAGCTGGGCAATGTGATGGTCTCGACCACCGAAAATCGAGGCCACGACCCCGAGTTTTGGGCGACCCAGATCACTAATAAAATTGTGGGAATCTCAGCCGAGGCTGACCCGCATATCAGGCTTCAGGCTGAGGCTTTCAGAGAACAGGTGTACCAGTTAATATTGGCAGGTGTCCGCTCTGCGGTGGCATCTGACCGAGTCACGATAAGAGGTTTGTTGGCTAGTCAAGGCCACGCCGATATGGCGGATGTTATTAAGCAACTTTAGGATGCTTTATGGCCATTACCTCTGCAATCGCGACTAGCTTCAAGCAAGAATTGCTGGTTGGAACGCACAATTTTACTGCCTCTTCCGGTAACTCGTTTAAGCTCGCGCTATACACGTCTAGCGCCACGCTTGGCGCAGGCACCACCGCCTACGTAACCACGGGTCAGGCCAGCGGCACGAATTACACGGCCGGCGGCTCTGCGCTTACGTCTGTGACGCCGACCACGTCGGGCACCACTGCTGTATGCGACTTCGCAGATTTGACTTTTGGCACTGCCACGGTCACTGCGCGCGGGTGTTTGATCTATAACGACACGCAAAGCGACAAAGCAGTCTGCGCGATAGATTTTGGCGGCGACAAGACCTCCACGGCCGGCGACTTTACGGTTGTGTTTCCTTCGCCGACTGCCACGGGCGCCATCATCAGGCTCGCCTGATATGCCGCTTCAGCAGCTCGATTTTCAGCCCGGAGTGAATCGGGAGGGCACCGATTACTCCGCAAAAGGCGGCTGGGTCAACGCCAATCTTGTGCGCTTCCGCAAAGGCGCTATTGAAAAGATTGGTGGGTGGCGCAAAGAGGGCAGTGCTTATTTTCTTGGCATCGCTCGCGCAATTCACTCGTGGATCAGCTTGGGTGGCACGCGCTACATCGGCATTGGAACGACCTCAAAATACTACGTCGAGGAAGGCGGCATCTATAATGATGTGACGCCGATTCGGGCGACCACGTCAGCCGGTGACGTTACATTCGCCGCTACAAACGGCAGCTCTACGGTCACCGTAGCCGACACGGCGCATGGCGCGGTCAACGGCGACTACGTCACGTTTTCTGGAGCTGCCAGTCTAGGCGGACTGGTCACCGCCGAAGTTCTGAATCAGGAATATCAGATTGACCTCGTCACAAGTGCGAACGCTTACACGATCACCGCCAAAGATACCGATGGCGACACGGTCACCGCAAACAGCAGCGACAGCGGCAACGGCGGTAGCAGCGTGGTCGGCGTTTACCAGATCAATGTTGGCCTCGACACGTATGTGCAGGGATCAGGTTTCGGACTGGGCACATGGGGCTCTGGCACGTTTGGCTCTGCAAGCGCAATCAGTGCGGTCAACCAGCTAAGAACATGGACGCACGACAATTACGGCGAAAACTTAATTATCAACGTGCGCGGCGCCGGCATCTACAGGTGGGTTGAGAACAGCGGCATTACGGTTCGGGCGGCAGAACTTGCAACAACCTCCGGGGCCAACCTAGTGCCTACGGTGGGCTTGCAAGTTATCACCTCAGAAACCGACCGGCACCTAGTGGTGCTAGGCGCCGACCCCATTGTCGATAACCTCCGCACCAACGTCGTTGATCCGATGTTGGTTGCGTTTTCGACGCAAGAAAATGAGCTTCAGTTTGAGCCGACCTCGACCAACACGGCCGGATCTGTTCGGTTGTCGAGCGGATCATTCATTGTCGGGGCCGTTAAGTCCCGCCAAGAAATTCTGATATGGACTGACACGTCGCTTTACTCGATGAATTTCATTGGGCCTCCGCTGACGTTTGCCGTGAACCTCGTCAACGAAGGCGCAGGGTTGATCTCTCCAAAGGGCGCGACAAATGCGCCGAATGGCGTTTATTTTGCTTCCAAAACCGGCTTCTATTTTTATAACGGCTCGGTTCAAAAACTGCCTTGCACCGTTCAGGAATATGTCTTTGAGGACATCGATCAGGGCCAGTCTTTCAAATGTTTCTTTGGCACAAACAGCGAGTTTGGAGAGGTCTGGTTCTTCTACCCCTCTATAACCGATGGAACGGGAGAGGTTTCCAGATACGTCATTTTCAATTATGGAGAAAACAACTGGTCAATTGGCTCGCTCGTCAGATACGGATGGCAGGACGCCGGTGTGGAAGATGTGCCTTTGGCCGGCGCTCAAGCCGACAGCCAAAATTGTCTTTTTCAGCACGAGACCGGATTTGACGACAACGGCGCGGCCATGACTAACGTGTTTGCTGAGTCTGCCGACTTAGATGTCTCAAGCGGAGAAAACTTTAGCTTCATTAAAAAAATTATCCCAGACACCAAATTTGTGATTGAGCCCGGCGTGTCTACGACCCCGGCAATGAATGTGGTGTTGAAGCGAAGAGATTTCCCCGGCCAATCCCTGACAACTGACAGCACAACTCAAATCACGGAAAGTTCCACCTACAACAGCCTTCGGTCGCGCGCGCGGCAGGTAGTTTTTCGCTTTGAGTCCGATGACGACGGCGACAGCCAGCTCGGTTATAAATGGCGAGTCGGCAGCACGCGAATCGAACTCCAACCGAGTGGCCGGCGGTGAGCAAATTACTTGAAACGCGCCTGCCGCTCGCATCCGTTGGTGATGTTCAGTCAGATACGTTTAACCGCCTTGTGCGAGTGCTGGAAATTAACTTAGGGTCGATTGATTACACGATTTCACCCCATTTTAATGCTACCGAAATCAGTGAGCATTCGTTCGCGACAGGCGCTATTATTTTTAATTCGACAACCCAGATCCATCAGGCGTGGGACGGAGGCTCCTTCCGAGACCTCTATTCTCATCAAACTTATCCGACCGGGGTAAGTGCGACAGCCAGCGTAGGATCAGTCACGGTGACCATTTCATGAACACCTTTCTAGCACAACGAATCAGCTCCCTGATGGCAGACGAACCCGAGGAGCCTATCGCTATGCGTGCAGGCGGCGAAGTTTTTGGCGACGAAATGGTCGAAGAACTCGCGACGCCGGAATCCATGATGCAGATCGAGGCGGTTGAAGAGAACCCCGCGCCACCTGACGAGGCGCTTATTAGCGCGATCGACGGGCTGATGGCGGCACAAGGACTTGTAGAAGACCAAGGCGAGTCCGAATACCTCAAGGGCCTGACCGAGTCGGCTGTAGTTGGATCGCAAGCGCCTCTGGCTGATATGGCCATTGAACTGTCACAAGCCGGTCGCGGAGAGGACACGACCCTCGCGCATTTGACCCCCGGAGAGGTGGTCTTGCCGACCCGGATGATGAGCGATCCCGAGTTTGAGCGAGCGGTCGGGCGAAGATTTGCGGAAGTCGATCTGGACCCGGAGGCTTATGTAGTCGGAGGCGGCATCGCCTCGCTTAACCCTATCACCGGCTTGGAAGAGTTTGGCGTCGGCGACTGGTGGAAAAAAACGA